GTTGATATTATATAATTTGCCATACTTATTCATATTGTATGACCGTTCATTCATTTGTGTTTTTAATTTTGCATAATCACTAAAATCTAATGGTTCGTAAACACCCGCCATAGACAATACAGTCAATGTTTGGTCATTGGCTAAATTTTTTGTTAAATTATCAACCATCTGTCTTAACTGGGTTGCTTTAAATAACTCTCCAGGCTCTGCTTCTCCTCGATTGATTCTGTTGTTTAAATCAATTTGCATTTGCTGTAATTCATTTAATGGCATTTTTTTAAACGTTTGTAGATTTTCGTTTGTATCAAGCAATGCTTGCCAATCAGTATATTGAACTGAATCTACATCGATATTGCTATTAATTCTATCCACAATCTCAGTAGGAATATCAGCCATCTCATTTACATAAGCCTTGGCATTTCTTAAGTCTCTTGTAAGTTGTTGGTTTTGAGCTGCATTATCAGCTTTATACAAATTAAGATCTGTTTTTAATAAGGTCTCAAAATCAATTTGTTCAACAGGATCCATCTCTTTATAATGTTTACTATAAATAGATTTGTTATTTCTTAAACCATCAACAACCTCTAATATATCTTTGCCCTGAAACTCCTTAGCAATTTGCTCTGACAAATAATTGTTTTTAACTATTTTTAAACGATTTTTGTGCAACTCTAACAACTCATTAGGTTTGGTACTAAACTTATATGAGTTTTGCATTGCAACAGCTTCTGAAGCATTTATATATTCTTTAATTGCAGCAGCACTAGCTCCAGGATTATTTCTTAAAAATTCATCAAAATCTTTTGACGCATTAATTCCATATTGTTCAGATTCAACTATAGACCTTTCTTCTGCTTTTTTATTGAGTAGAGCTAATGCTGTTTGATATTTGTTAGTTGCAATATTAGTTGCTTGGTTGCCATAAGCAGAAGCAATCTCTGGATCGATTTGACTAAAGAATTTAATTTGCCCTTGTATGGGAGCTTGTAATTCGTTTAATATTTCTTCACGATTAGTTAGCTCATTGCGATCAACTCTAGCAATAACATCACTAAAATGTGCATGCAATTCATTTTCTAATACACCAGCTGTTTGTTGCGCTGTTGCTTTTTTTAAAGCAGCATTATAATCCATGCCACCTGTTAATATGCCTTGTAGCGGATCCGTCCCAGAAGCTATTGATGCGTCAATTCTGTCTTTAGTAATTGGATTAGAAATAGTATATTTAATTGCCTGTTCTTGTGCATAATCGGTTGCAAGAGATCCAGTCACTTCTGATGCAAATTGTAAGAATTGCCCAATACGCTGATTTGTTTTTTGCTGTTCCTGAATATCTACATATTGCAACGAAGGCGCATCAGTTAATTTAATATTTCCAGATTCGTAAATAGGTAGTGCCATTATGTCGGTACCCTTGTTTGTTCATAAGCATAAATGCCCTTACCAGCACCAATCATTAAATCATAATATGATCCAGTTGACGCTGACTCTGCTGCTGTGCTTAACATACTAGCTTGTGCATCACCAAATGTTTGTCCAACCATATTGTTGTATTGAATATCATAGATATCTGTACCTAAACGTTTACCCCCTACAGTTTGTGCAAGCAACGCTGAACCAGACAATCCAGAAACGCCACCAGAATACCCATAAGCCATAGCGCCTCCTTGTGCCTCTAAATATTTTCGATACGCAAGATTACTTTGCCTTGTTGCATCTAATTTTAATTTTTCATTTTTAGCTTTTAATTCTAGCGCTTGCAACCTATACATCGCAGACTGAGCTTGTCCAGATTGATATGCTTGATATCCTTGTAAAACTGATGTTCCAGCACTAATCAATGACATGTATGGTTGAATAGCACTAAACGCAGATGTAAGCCCACCCAATAATCCACCGCTACTAGCCAAGCCTCCACCAAGGGTTGCTGGGGTAGTAAATATTGCTGGCGTAGCAATAGCGCTTGCTATTGGAGCTGCTGCTGCTGCGGTAAATACAGGGGCTGCTGCCATAGAGGCAACTGCACTTGATCCAAATGCGGTTCCAACTGCTGGTGCGACTGCTGCTCCCATATTCTATGTTCCTTGATGTACTGACAATTTATATTCTAAACCTAATAATGTAAACTTCAACGGCGCGTTCTGTGTTACCGTAATTTGTCCTTCATTATTATAACCTAATATACCATGTAAAGTCTTTGTCCCAGTAAACTCTGGTACAGGATCATCTAGTGCGTCAGCACCTAATGATCGAATGGGTAACGGATTCCCATTGATAACTAAATTTTGTGTTTCATAAAGTAAAGCATTAACCTCAACAATACGTTTCTTAAACCCAATACGTGTACCTGTTTGTATTTTTAAATCAACAGGCATTGTTTTTACTTCTACACTAATTGGCAATCCTACCTCTGATGATGTTGCAGGTGGATTAACAAATGTTACCGCACTGTCTGCAACTTGATTTAATTCTACATACCCATCTGATATAACATTAACTGTTGCGCCATCAACATGAGACATATCTAAACTTAACGCTGTTGTGCCTTTTACACCTGAATCTGTTAAATATGTATTGTCAAAAACTTCTACATAATATTTATCAGTACCATTATCATCTCTTTTTACAATGGTATAAATATCTGTAAGGTCTACACCAACATCAATAAAACTACCTACGGTAGTAAATTCTGAAGGGGCAATAACATTTTGCAAACGCAATAAAGAAAATGCAACTATGGTTCCATCTGATTCATTTATGATTAATAGTAAATCGTTTTCATCTGTAGCCACAGCACGGCGTATATCCATGCGTGTTGGATTTTTAAGCAAATGTCCTGACAGCAATGAAATCTTAGAAGTAATATAGGTTAATTGTGTATCTGAATAAGCAATCTCAGATAAAGCCTTTCCTTGTCTTTGTACAAACAATATTCCCGATTCTAGCGGCTTGACTCGCACTCCTTCTTTACATCCATTACGTGATGTAGTGGACAAGAAAAAGTCTGTTGGAGTAATTGGAGTTAATCCTTCTTGCGGAACATAGAACTCACCTCCCGTAGTAAACACTTGCAAATCACGGCCACTAATAATATCAACGATAGCATTAAAAGTATTAGTATCAAGGGTAGCTTCAACAGCGTCATCATCCAATCCTTCCACGGCTTCAAAATCAAAAAATAAGCCTACTTTAGAACCCCATATAGTAGACGGTCTAGATTGTGATCCACCAAAGAATAAACGTCCTTGATGAAATGTAACTGTTCTAGGCCATCCTTTTGTAGCCGACCATACATCTTCATATCCTGTTTCTAATTCCCAATCACCACTTGCAATAGCTGATGTATCAAAGAATGGAAATTCTGCAACTGCATTAACAACAGTTGAGCTAATAAACTTTACAATCTTAGCTCGTCCTTGCGGACTAGCATTAATATATTGTCCAACATGACCACTAGTAAATACGCCAGTAGATGCTGTTAATGTAATTTTGCCAGATACATCACTTGGTGTAAGTGTAGCAGCTGGATTGCTTGTAGCTATAGTAAATGCGTATTGTGGCACAGAGTCAAACGTAATGTTTGATATTGTCCAAGAGCTATCTGATGCGCCACGAACAATTTTTATTGGTCTTTGATCCTCATGCACTATAATTAATGTATCAGCAGATTGTGTCCATACAAGATGGTCCATGTGTGTGCCAGTTAAACCAAACCCTGTTGTATCTAAATAATCATTGCCAGAAGCATTAATGTTAGTAATAAGCGCTTTGTTTTTATATACATACATTCTGTTTGTAGTGAATGCAAGCATATAGCTGTCATCTGTTGAAAACTCAAATGAAATTAAACGCACGCCATCTGCTGGGGTGCCACCAAGTTCATTAATAAATTTAGTACCAGGTCTTCTTGTTACACCGCCTTGTGGTTGACATATAACGTTCTTAGCTTTTTCAAGTGCATTTTCATAAGCCTTTAAATCAACCCTTGCTCTAGCAAGCGGATCTAATTCACCTGTAGTAAAGTTAGTTTGTATGCTAACAAATCTAGCCATTAATATCTCACATCAATTAACGAGAAATCTTGTATTGCGTTAGTTGGCTCTCCTTGCCCATCAATGTTCATTGCTTGTCTCATGTACCCACCTCGACCGTTTTCTCCTGGTGTACCTTCAGCTACTTGTTGCCAATATTGAGATTTTTCTGTTTGGTCGGTAATTGGACTAGCTAAATGCCATGCCATTTGATATTTTAATAGTTGAACAAAAAAATGAGGTAACGCATATTCAGGTACATTGTATTGATAATCAACATAAACTAATTCATAGTTAGTTAATATTTTCTGTCCTTGATCGTGACTGGGAAACAAGTAGCTGAA